TGGAGTGGATTTACCTGCACTCCCTGAATTTGATATGTCTACGCTTCTTACAGTTTTAGGTGGGATGTTAGGCATTGGTGGATTGAGGACGTATGAGAAACAGAAAGGATTAACAAAATGAGTGACATAGAAATGTTTCACGTTGGTGAAAACGAAAGTGGAGAAAAACTTTATAATTTAAGGTATGTCAAAGGTGGGATGTCTTTACCAACACCTTCAATGACCGAAGCTGAAGCTCTTGCAAAGATTAATGGAACTGAAGACACCCTTACAATGACAGCTCCAGTAGATAATACAACGATTGTTACGGTAACAGATGCTCCTGATTACAAATCTATGAAAAAGATTGAGTTAGAAGCTTTAATGAGAACGCATGGAATAGAATTAGATAGACGTAAGAGTAAAAAAGACCTTATGATGGAAGTAGATACTTTTTTTAAGGGTTCGTAAAATGAATATTGATCGATTAAGAAAACAACTGGAAATAGATGAGGGATGTAAATACGTCATTTATCTGGATCACTTAAATTTGCCCACGCATGGAATTGGGCACTTAATTCTTGAGAGTGACCCTGAATACGGTCAACCTGTTGGAACGCCTGTTTCTGAAGATCGTGTAAAAGAATGTTTTGAAAAAGATTTGGAAAGTGTGCAGAAAGATTGTTACAGACTGTACGATGACTTTGATGACCTTCCTGAAACTGTACAAGAAATTATAGCGAATATGTTGTTTAATATGGGTTTGGGAAGAATGAAAGCATTTCAAGGCATGAAAAGAAATGTTGACGCACGACAGTGGGATAAGGCAGCAGACGAAATGGTTGACAGCAGATGGTATAATCAAGTTGGAGAAAGATCAAAACGTCTAGTGGAAAGAATGCGAAACGTATGAGCTTACAATTATTAAAATTTCAACCTGGTATTGTCAAAGATATTACAGAATACGCTGCAGGAAAAAGCGGTCCGTTCTGGGTGGATGCCAACTTAATTCGTTTTCGTAATGGTTATCCCACTAAAATAGGCGGTTGGTTGGCTGATATTTATAATGCATTAAATGCAGATGGCACGGTTTCAGGCACAGCGACAACCATACAAGGCATTGCAAGACGGATGATACCTTGGCGATCTAATGAAGATGGCAAAGATAGAATTGTTGTTTCAACTCACAATCATCTTTACA